GTCAATGCTGTCACCACCAACGACGACCAAGCCCCTAATGCGGGAAAATGCCAACTCAAACTGTCTCTGCATTTGAATTGCCTGTTTGCCGGCATTCATAAATGCACCAACAACCGTGTACTTCATCAGGGTCGCTGTCATTCGCATTGCATCGCCAAGAGTTCTGGTGGATATTGAACTGGCAGCAAGCGACTTGCTCATTGAGCCGCCAGCGCGCGTGACGGCGCTCATTCCGCGCGCAGCAGCATTTACACCAGTGGTGGTGATGCGCACCTGTACGTTAAGTGGGCTTACCCCACCAGTTCCTGCCGCGGCCATATAAATATTTTCGCACAGGCTGTGGAAATGTCAAATTTGCGAAAAGCCTTACTTTTCTATCTTTAGCCCCATCTGAGCAGCAAAGGACATAAGTTGTTCTTGTCCTGCTCGCTGCTTCATCCAGCCACGCGCTTCAAAAACTACGCCCAACTGGGCCGGACTTAGTTCCCAGAATTCTTCGAGCGGCTGGCCCGTTTGGGCCCAGAGTCCGAGCCACTGTTTCCAGTCTGCAAATCCGGTAGTGCTTGGGCCAGACTTTCTGCCAGACGCTTTTTGTTTTCTTCGGCGAGTGCGATTGTCTGAGTGAGCATTCGACTCGCCACGATAGGGTCCACGCCATTGGCAATTGACCACGCCGTTCCAATCACGTTTGAGTAGCCGACAATTTCTCCATCAAGCATTGCTTCGCCAACATCGTAAATTGAGCGCTTCAGAACGAATGCAAGTGTCTGCCTGAGTGTTGTGTATGGCTTTTGCTCAAGTGTTTCTTGCCATTTTTCAAGATTGCCGAAAAATTCTTCAATGTCAGAAATTGAATTGTTTGTGAATCTGACGTGAATCGTTTCGGTGATTGGCTCACCTTCTTCTGTCGTCAGGCGACCCCAATCTTCTTCGGAAGGTCCGGTTTTTGTTGTTTTTACAAAAAGGCAAGGGACGCCTTTGTTCTTGAGTACTAGCGGTGTATAGTCCATGCACACAGCATACATACATAGTCATAAACGCGCAAACGCCAGTCTTGGGGCCACACAAATCCCCAAGACTGGCGTGAACGCCAGCAGAACTATTCAGTTATTAAGCGGAAAGACCCGATGCAGCCTCGCGGAGCGTGACTGTTCCGAAGCCGATACCTGTTGCAATCGGGAGGATTGCTTCGGCGTCGAACGACGGTGTCGAGAAGTTGTCTGTCGAGCCGGACATAATCGTGCCACCAGTAATCTGGCACTTGTTCAGCGTGAAGACCATTTCTGCAAGGTCGGACTCAAGGTCGTTGACCAAGACTTCAATCTTGAAGTACGGAAGGGTGTCGCCATCGAACTCGTAAGCCGCTGCTTCAGCCGAACCGCTGCCCGATGTCGTTGTCGAACCACCGAAGATGGTTGCGAGAACATCGAGGCTCAATTCGCTGTATGTTGCGGAGAAGTTGAGACGGTCGACCTTACCCTTCTTGGCAAGAACCTTTCCGTCACCCTTCAACTCAACCGAGATGAAGTTTGGCTCAACCGAGACTTCCTGGATACCAGGAACGTCAACGGCAGCGCCGTAGGTGATGCCACCAGTGGCATCTGATGCGACGGGGTAGACCTTGCAGTCATGAACGTCAAATGAAATTGTTGATGTGGATGCAGCCATTGTTATGACTCCTTTGTTCTGCTAGTTATTCACTTTCGTGAACGGGTAAAGTCTCACAGGTTTATATGTATAGATGAAGTATTCTCTACGGATTTACTTTCGCCCAAGTCTTGTGATTGACAATGCCCGTTTCTTCCAGACCAACTTTCTTCTGGAACTCCTTCACGGCCTGTTCAGTCTTTGGACCGAAGTCGCCGTCTGTTGCGCACTTTACTCCTGCTTTGTTCAGGAGTTGCTGAAGAGTTCTTACTGCGGCGCCTCTTGAGCCGACCTGCAAAATCGGATTTGACGCCGCGTTTGCTTTTCCCCTCTTGACAGGCTCTCCACCGCTCTGCGGAGCAACGGCTGGTGTTGTGATGGGGCGAGGGGCTGCAGCAGGTTCTGCTGCTGATGCTGCAACTTCACCTGGCTTGCACACTTCGGCAGGATTTGCGTCCATCCATGCCTTTACGGCTTCTGGAACATCATCGCCTTTGGTATAACGAATATGCCATGGCTCTTCTGGCACCACTTCCCAACTCCAGCCAAACTTGCGACAGTTTGCAATCATCCACTTGAGGCGCTCACCACTTGCCGTATGAACGTCAACAGCCAAACCGCTATTGTGCTGAGATGTGCCTGGGGCCGCAAGGCTGGCAAGTTTTTCAGACTTCTTGTACCACTTCACGCCTTCAAATGTGCGTGTGCTATTGCCGTTCGGCTCTTTTGTATAGCGCTCAAGAAACACCTTGAGTTGTGCATCGTACGAACGATACAGGTCGCCGGCAGATGTTGGCTTAAGTTCAACGCCTTCCGCAGCAGCAGCGGCTTTGAGTGCCTTCCAAGCATTTGCGGCGAGCCAGTGCAGGCGTCCACCATCGACTTTGGAAAGAAGTCCATCTGGCAATCTTCCTGGCTTGTGTCCGGCAACATCCTTTGGTGGTGTCAGTTTGTCAATGTACAGTTCGGACATCTTCTATCTCCTATTGGTGTGCTGGATTTTCTTGTTCAACTTTTGCAAACACCTGGTTCACTTCATCTTCAGACAGTTTTCCGTCAGTAAGGAAAGCACGAGCCAAGCCTTCAAGAACATTCGCCACGCCGCCGATTCCTGCCATAAATACGGCCTTCTCCATTGATACGCCAGCAATGGTGCCTGCGCCAATGACTCCGAGACCGGTCACAACGAAAGTTGCGAAGATTCGCAGAATTACATTTTTGATGAGTTCCATAATTATTCAGCCAGAGTGTGCGCCCAGCGGAGTGTTTACGCACTGAGCGCACACACCGAGGTAGCGATACCTATTTCTTGGCTTCCTCCTTTTTCGCAAGGAACGAGGCAACCGACGGGTCGCCGACCTTTGTGCTCGCCCATGCAAAAACGGCGGCAGCAAGCGGCATCAAAAGAGCCGTGAGTGTTGGGTCGACGTTGTACTTGTCGCAAAGGTAAACAACGACGCCGAGTGCGCCACCCTTAACGACTTGGTCGATTGTCTGGTTCTTCTTGTCCATGATGACTCCTTTGTTAGGGCATAACGCCACTAACAGTCTCAACTAAGGAGTCGTATAGCCGGACTATGGTCCGATTTATTCTGCTTTAGCCAAAAGCCTCTTCATCAAATCTTTGACAACAGATTGCTGCTCAACTTCATCACCTTCTGTAACTGCATCAACGATTTTTCTCTTTGCATCAACGAGGTCATAGATATCTTCGTCAATCGTGTCTGCGGCAAGTAGATACCACGCTTGCACATTGTTCTTTTGACCGATTCGGTGACAGCGGTCTTCTGCTTGGTCATGCTCGCCTGGCGTCCAGCCCATTTGAACAAATACAACATCTGAACCAGCAGTAAGTGTGATACCAACTCCACCAGCCTGCAAGTTGAGAACAATCACTCGTGCTTCCTTGTCATTTTGAAAAGCGTCAACTGCGCGCTGTCGCTCTTCGAGCGTGTCGCGACCAGAAACCCTAAAGCCTCCGTATTTGTTTGAAAGGTGGTCAACTACATCAACGTTGTGGGCGAACACAACAAGTTTGCGGTCGCATGACTCCAAGAAAGAATCAATCCACTCTTCTACCGCGTCCATCTTTGCCCACGCCGCAAGTTTTTTTAGAACCTGCGTTCTTGCCAGATGTTCAGATGAGTCTTTTGCTTTGTAGCCGTTTGCGCTTAGGAATGAGACAAGGTCATTTTCTGCATTTCTGTAGTCCTTGAATCCAGCACCGGATACATCAAGGTGAACGACATTTCGCACCTTGTCTGGAAGTTCTTGTAGCACCTCGTCTTTTGTTCTGCGGATGTAGCAGTTCTGACGGAGTTTTGTATTCAGTTCAACAAGGTTGCTGGCACCACCGGTATCCCAGCCAAATCCATTGTGATGAGCATTTGCATACCGTTTCAGGAATGACCACTTACCACCAAAGCGACTCAGCATTCCCATAATCTCCAACTGAGATACAAGTTCTGCTGGTCGGTTCATAACTGGAGTTCCGGACAAAAGAAGAACTGCGCCAGACCTGCTTACCGAAGCGGCAATATCTTTTGCTGCCTTGGCACGTTTTGATGTCGCATTTTTTACATAGTGCGACTCATCAAGTATCAGTCCATTTGGTTCTAGGTGCTTGATTGGCTCAACAAACTTATACAGAATGTCGTAGTTCACCACGTTCACATCACATGAAACAATATCAGTTTTCCCAGATACAACATTGACCGTTCTGTGGGGCAGCCATTTTGCAAACTCTCTGCGCCAGTTTTCCTTCAGGGATGCAGGGCACACGATGATTGCCGGGAATGCATCCTTTGATTCCAGCGTTGCAATCGCCTCAACCGTCTTGCCAAGACCCATCTGGTCAGCGATAAGACACCTTCCAACTGTTGATGCATATGCAACTCCGGCCTTTTGATAAGGCATAAGAGTTCCAGAAAGAGTGGGGATTACCACATCTGCATCGGTAGATGTGGACGCCTCAAGCAATTCAGTTTCGCGCTTTGCTGCCTTTAGCAGCGTGTCGCGCAGGGACTTGGAAATCGAAAACCCGTATTTGTCTGCAATCTCAACTGCGCTCAGCGAGGGCGGGGCTGTCCATACCCGCTTCTTTACATCCCACAAGCGACCTTGAAGTTG